TATCTACCACGTATTATTAAGCAGGTCGCAGAAATATGCAACCATCACAAAAATGATAAAGGTATTATTCACTCCCAAAATAATAGCATTACAGCTAAACTTGGTACTATGTTATATGGAGATAGATTTTTATATCGAGAGCCTGGTATAAAGAATGAAGATATTTTAGGTACGCATATGTCTAGTTTGGATCCAACGGTGCTCGTATCACCGTCTATGTCATATGGAGTTGACTTGAAGGGGGATCTTGCAAAGTTTCAAATACTTATCAAAGCTCCTTTTCTGCCTACTAAGGATGTTAGAATTGAGCGAATGATGAAGAATGATTTTGATTGGTATCAAAATAAAATGTTGAGCTCGCTGATTCAATCATGTGGTAGAGGTGTTAGATCTAAAAAGGATACATGTATTACATACATATTGGATGGTACAATAGTAGATAGTATCTTACGAGCTAAACATAAGTTACCAAAATACTTCCTCGAAAGATTCGTTTAAGCATTAAATATATATAATGGTTAACTACACCTATAACTTTGAAGTTAAAGATCTTTTGACGCAGTTTGTAGCAGCTTTTGACGATACGGTCATTAAGCGCTACGATAAAAATAATAATGCGCGTCAAGAGATTGGTGTTAGGTATGTGTTTGCGCCAAAACAGCGCATAATGCATGACATTGTTAACAAAGCTCAAAATATCGAATTACCAGTAGTTGCTATTAATTTGGCTAGTGTGTCTTATGATACTGAAAGGGTATTTAATAAACTTAATAATTTTGAAAATTACGCTAACGCGAACTCCGCTTCAGCTATTAGGACACCCACACCGGTAAATTTGACTGTTAATATGTCTATATTGTGTAGATATATGCAAGATATGGAACAAATTATTTCTAACTTTGTACCATATTCAGATCCGTATATTATTTTATCATGGAAAGAGCCAGTATCAGACGATGTTAATAACACTATAGAAATAAGATCTGAAGTTTTGTGGGATCAAAATATTAGTTTAAATACTCCTACTGAAACAACCTATAGCGATAAATTTAGAATTATTGCTGATACAACATTTACTATTAAAGGTTGGTTATTTAGATCAAAAAATGAAAGATCTTCTCCAATATACTTCATTGAAAATAATTTTGTAAATGTAAGACCAGACTTTAACCTTAATCAAGGTCTATCGTCTCTAGAATATGAGTCTTTCTTCGACTCATTAACATCGGTTGCAGATATAGAAACAATTACCTTGTCAGGTATACCCGATATTACAAATATATACTTTAATACATCAGGCTCATTATTACCGATTGATAATCCCATTACAATAAAAAGAGATTTATCATCAGGCGGAAGAAGTTACACCCTGTATGGTGATAACTATAATGAAACTGAATTTTTAATGCTTAGTTCTAATAGTGCTATTACGACCGGATTCACGGCCGTGAGTACAACATATACAGGAGAGGTTAGCGGTTACCTTCTCCCCAATAGTCAGTGGAACGTTCTTAATAACCAAATACTTAACATTATGATACCAGCGCTAACCGCTTCAGGTAGATTTGATGTTATTGTTAAAAACCCAGCTGGGTGGAAGACTTCAGCAGAAATTGATGGCTTCCACTTCACCGCAGAATAAATAACTAAAGATGGCTGATACTTCTCCAACAAATGACGGTAGAGCTGCTACTTTTGGCAGAAACCTCGTGAGTTACATCTCAAATAGATTACCGTACGCAAGTCAACAAGACGATCAACTTAATACGAAGTATAAGTACTTTGCTAAACATGGTACTCAGCGTGCAGAAGCGTTAGCGAAAGCATCTGTTACGTCTTCGAACCCGTACAATAATATTCCTATTGGTGATTTCGGTAAAGATGGTTCTTTCCAGGATGTAATGTATGCATCTCTTGATTCAGATAAGAGTGGTCGACTACGAGATTATCGTATTATGGCAGCCTACTCTGAGGTGTCAGATGCTTTAGATGAAATCTGTGATGAATGTGTTAACGTTGATGAAAATGGGCGTACAGCTAAAATTCATTATGAAAATATTGACCTTTCAGTGGATGATAAAAAGAAGTTAGATGAAGAGTTCGATAAGTATATTGATTTTTTCGAACTTAGATCAAAAGGATGGCAATATTTTCGTCAGTTGTTAGTTGAAGGTGAAGTCTTTTTTGAACTCATTCTACATGAAGATTATACTCGTGAAGGAGTATTGGGATTAATGAATATTCCTGCTGAAATAGTTGATCCTGTTTATAACAACATTCAAAATATGCTTGTTAAAGGGTATATTTATAAGAAGCCAATTTTCAGCGTTACTCAGCCTGATAAAATTGAAAAAACTGAAATGGTTCCAATGGAACAAAATCAGTTAATTTATGCTAATTCAGGAGTATATAATGACACTAAAGATTTTGTAGTACCGTTCTTAGAGAATGCACGTCGACCTTATCGCCAATTATCATTAATTGAAGATGCTATTGTAATTTATCGATTAGTCCGGGCTCCTGAACGTTTAGTATTTAACGTTGATGTTGGTAATATGGCACCACCGAAAGCTGAGGCTTATTTACGCAAACTTATTCAGAATTATTGGTCAAAGAAAACATTTGATAATGATCAGAGTAGTGTTGTTAATAAATTTAACCCACAATCTATGCTTGATGCATTTTGGTTTGCTAAACGCCAAGGTTCAGAAGGTACTTCAGTAACGCAATTACCTGGAGGAGCTAATCTCGGTGAGTTGTCAGACTTAATGTACTTCATTAAGAAGCTTTACCGCTCTCTCAAAGTACCAGCAACACGTATTGATCCGGAAGATCGTACAGTTGACCCATCAAGTATTTTACGGGAAGAGCTTAAGTTTGCTAAATTTATTATTCGCCAACAACAGCGTTTTGCAACTGCAGTAAAAAGAGGCTTTATTACACATCTTAAATTAAGAGGGTTATGGGAAGAGTTAGAGTTAGGTGAAACTAATATTGAGATTATCTTCAATCCACCAACTAACTATTTTGAAATGCGCGAAGCTCAAAAGCTTGAGCTCAAGGCTGCTAACTTTAACTCTCTCGCTAGTAATGAATTCATTTCCGTTACATATGCGCAGAAAAAATATCTTGGTTGGAAAGATCGTGATATTCTTGCTAACAGAGAGTTCCTTCGTAAGGACGCTGAAATGCAATGGGAGCTAGCTCAGATTCAAGCTGCAGGTCCAATGTGGAAAGAGCAATTAGCTGCATCTGCTGGAGCTGAAGCAGAAGTTGGTGGTGAAGGTGGTGGAGTCGCTGGTGGTGGAGAAGGAGGAATTCCTGATTTTGGTGGAGGGCCAGCAGATACTGGAGAAGCTGATACAGGTGATGCTGGTGCTGAAGAGTTTGATGCTGCCACAGAGCCTGGTCCGGATGCGGGAGCTGATACCTAAGACAAAAAAAGCCGCGTAAGCGGCTTTGTTTTATAAAAGTTAATACGTCTTATAGACTATCATCCCAAACTAAAATAAGATTGGATCCACGATTTTCGAGAATTTGAATAAGTTGTGCACCGCTAGCTGGCACAACAGTTGTATTAATAAAATCTGCAAGATAATCCTCAGTGTAACGACCGTCTGGTTGTCCACTAGTAGCTGGAACTAAAGTTACTTGGTAAGCCATACCAATATTTAATACTTTGTATCTTTTATACCATAACTTTTAGGTAACTTTTTCAATGTAACGGATTAAATAATTGTATGGCATCTGCATGTGAAATTACACCTCTTTCAGCCTTCTTATCTACTAATTTAAACAATAAAATTCAAACGTACAGTAGATTAGGTGATAGAATTAAAAGAGCTTTAGGTTACCCGGTTGTATCGTTAGAGATACATTCTGACCAGCTTAATGAAAATATTCAAATTGCAGTGGAATATTTTACTCGTTTTGCCGGTTATACGAGAGAATATATGATTTTTGATTCTAACTTGTACGAGACAAACAAAGGTATACGTTTAGATCTTCTATATACTCTTGCAAATAGTGATTTGGATACTAATGCTAAAAAAGTAGCAGGTACTAACCCGTTAGGGCCAAGTTCAGAGTTTTATGGTGAAACTCCTGATATTGTCTATACATCTGAAGAGAATGTTCTTTCATCTGCGTTTGCTAGCTCATCTACTTTATCAGCGGTTTTTGAAAATGGTATTAGTGAAGGTGAATTGTTTGATCATACATTAGTATCTACTATCACAGCATTTGATAATTCTCTTTCAGCATTTGAACCAAATGTGAGAAAAACATTAACACGTTCTGGTTCTGCTAGTGACGCTGTTGTATATCAAAATGTTTACGATTATGATGTAATGGATTACAGGAAGGTTATTTCTGTTACCGACTTTGAAGAAGGTTCAAATACCGGAATTAATACTTTATTTACATTGGAACAAACATTAGCACAGCAGACATACTTTTCATATGCATTAGGTAATTATGGATTTGATTTAGTATCATGGTATACATTAAAAGAATGGATCGATACTCGTGAGAAAATGTTAGCTCTTAAACGTGATCTTGTTTTTGATGAACGTTCTCAATACCTTAAAATTTATCCGCAACCAAAAAATGAACGCTTCTATGGTGTCATTTCTACTTATTTGGAGCGACCAATACGTGATGTAATTAAAGAGCAGTGGGTATACGAATATGCGCTAGCTTTATCAATGATTACTATCGGTCGAGTAAGAGGCAAATTTGGACAGGTTAGTCTTCTCGGTGGAGGAGCTCTTAACTATGATTTATTACAAGAAGGTCAACAACGTAAAGCTGAGCTTGAAGAAGAACTTATGACTGGTGCTACCTCAGGATTTGGTAGTAATGATCCTATAGGCTTTATGATTGGTTAATGAATAAAAATAAAAAATACCGTCAAGGAATATTTGTACCTAATAATAAGGGCAAATTTATTGGAGAACGGGCCGTATATAGGTCTGGTTTAGAATTAAAATTCTTTAGATTTTGTGATAATAATCCTAAAGTTTTAAGATGGGGGTCTGAGAATATTAAGATACCATACTATAATCCTTTAACTAAGAGAACTCATAGATATCATATCGATAACTATGTGGTTATTAAAGAGGGTGATACGATTATAAAGTATTGTGTTGAAATTAAACCATATAAACAAACAAAACCTCCAACGACAAAATATAGAAAGCGAGAGCATCTCTTATATGAGCAAAAACAATATGTAACTAACCAAGCCAAATGGGCAGCTGCAAGAAAATATTGTGAAGGTCGTAGTTATAAATTTTTAATTTTGACGGAAAAGGAGATTTCATAAGCTTTTGACATAAATATATGTATGTCAGTTAAACTAAATCTTGTTTGTGAAAACCCAGATATCGTAGATCAATTCGAGGTCTTCGAAGAGCAGGTCAACAAGGACAGTGCAAAATCTCTTTTTATTAAAGGTCCTTATATGATGGCTGAAGGAGTAAATCGTAATAAGCGTTTTTACCCACGTGATGAACTTGAACGTGAAGTTGCTTCTTATAATGAAAATTTTGTAAAGCCTGGTCGTGCAATGGGAGAATTAAACCATCCTTCCTCTGCAGATGTTGATCTTGAAAGAGCATGTCACATGGTGACAGAGCTTACTCAAGACGGTAATGTCTTTTATGGTAAATCGAAAGTACTTACAACACCATGTGGTCAAATTGTACGTTCTTTGGTTAATGATGGAGTTAAAGTCGGTATGAGTTCACGAGCACTTGGTACTTTAGAAGAAAGTAGCGAATATAATACTGTTCGCAATATGAAGTTAGTAGCTATTGATTGTGTTGCTGATCCATCCTATCCTAAAGCTTTTGTCAATGGTATCTTAGAATCTAAACAATGGGTACTTGCTGAAGATGGTAAGTATGAAGAAATCTATGATAAGTTTGAAAAGAGCGTTGCTAAACTTCCAAAGAAAGAAGTAGAGAAGTATCTTCTTGAGCGCATTATGACATTTATTAACAAGATTTGATTAACATTTTAACCTGAATAAATAATAATATGTCTGAAGAAAACAAAAAAATCTCCACGAAAGACAAAATAATTAAGTTTATTGATGCTATTTCTGGCGAAAACTACGCAACTGCTAATAAATATTTACAATCAGCTGTACAAGACAAAATCGAAGCGAGAATTCGTCAAGCAGCAGAAAAACCACTCTTTTAATTATGACTAAAGAAAAATTACCAACAGAACTAGAAGATGTTCTTACTGAAGAATCGGTAGAAACAATCGAGACAGCACTTAAGGAGAAAGTTGAGCTTTCTGTTGAAGCTGCTCTCGCAAGCCAAGACGAACTATACGCTGAAAAACTTGAGACTCTTATTACACAAATCGATAAGGATCACACAGTTAAGATGCAACAAATTGTCGAAGCTGTAGATAAGAACAATGCCGCTAAGTTAGGCAACGTTATTAAGAAGTATGAAACAGAGCTTAATGAAAGTGCTTCCTCATTTAAAGAAACACTTGTTGAATCTATTTCTAACTACCTTGAAGAATACATTGATGAAGCAATTCCAATGACTTCAATTGAAGAAGCGACACGTAACAATACAGCTATGACCGTTCTTAACAATCTTCGTTCAACACTTGCCGTTGACTCATCTCTTATGTCTGAGTCTGTTAAAACTGCAATCGTTGAAGGTAAGAATGAAATGGACGATCTTAAAGCTGAAATTGCTGAGCTTAAGAAAGCTAACGAAACACTTAATGAGAATTACAATCAGGCTAAGTCTGCTGCATTCCTTGAGAATCGTTGTGCTAAGTTTAGTGATAAGAAGTCTGCTTATCTTAAGAAAGTTTTATCAGATAAGTCTCCAAGATTTATCGAAGAGAATTTCGAATATACTGCACGTCTTTTTGACCGTAAGGAAAAAGAGCAACTTGAAGTTATTCGTGAGGAAGCAATCAGTAATCGCACTGTGAAAGCTGATGCTCCAAAAACAGTTGTTGCGGAGAAAGCTAAACCATCAGTACCAACAAACCCTTATCTTGAAGGGTTGGACATGATGAAGTAATTTAGTTTGATTCATAAACATTGAGGCATTCGGTGCCTGAGTCACTTGGGTTTACCCCATTATAAACAAAAACATTAACTTATAAAATTATGAATAAACCACAATCATTTATTGATAAAGATCGCGCTAATGCCCTCTTGGAAAAGTGGGCTCCAGTGCTTGATTATACATCCGATTCCGTTAAGGCAATCGACGATGCTCACACCCGTTTAAATACGGCTGTTCTCTTGGAGAACCAAGAGAAATGGTGCCTTGAAGAGTCTAACTCTGTAGGTGGCGGTTCCCTCGGTGGTGCCGCACAAGGTGGCGAACAGT